GTATATGTTAATGGAACAAACTCATCACATGGTGCAACTTTAACAACAAATGATATTTTAGGAATTTATTTAGATTTAGATAATCATAAATTATATTTTTCAAAAAATGGTGCATTACAAAGCAGTACAGGAATAGATATTCCAACAGGATATGATTATTTTTTTGGTGTTGGTGATCTTGGAACAGGAGATTCTGGAGAAGTTTCTTGTAACTTTGGTAATCCAGTTTTTTCAATATCATCAAGCAATACAGATGATAATGGTTATGGTAATTTTGAATACTCTCCTAATATAACAGGAGATGGTTCAGCAAAATCATTTTATGCACTTAACACAAAAAACCTAGCGGAGTTTGGATAATGGCTTATACAACAATAGATGACCCAGAACTTTATTTTCAGACAAAACTTTATACAGGAAATGGTGGTACACTAGCTGTTACAGGTGTAGGTTTTCAACCAGATTGGGTGTGGATTAAAAATAGACCAGATGCAAGAGATCATCAAATATATGATTCAATTAGAGGTGTAACTAAAGTTATTGGCTCAGATAGAAATTCAGCAGAAGCAACAGTAGCAAATGGATTAACAGCTTTTGGTTCAGATGGTTTTACTGTAGGTAGTGATGCTAATGTAAATGATAATGGCGATAGTCATGTAGCATGGAATTGGGAAGCTGGTGGCTCTGCATCATCAAATTCTGATGGAAGTATAACCTCAACTGTTAGTGCTAATACTACAAGTGGATTTAGTATCGTTAAATACACAGGAACTGAAACTGCTGGAGCAACTGTTGGTCATGGATTAGGTGTAGCACCAGATGTTATAATTGTAAAAAATTATGCAGTGACTAAAGAATGGAATGTTTATCACTCTGCAAATACTTCTACACCTCAAAATGATTATTTGATTTTAAATGAAACTAATGCAACAAATAGTAATTCAGGTAGATGGAATAATACTGCACCAACTTCAAGTGTTTTTACTTTAGGTGAGGGTTCAGAAACTAATGGAAATGGTAATACACATATAGCTTACTGTTTTAACGAAGTTAAAGGCTACTCAAAATTTGGAAGCTACACAGGAAATAACTCAACTAATGGTGCTTTTATTTATACAGGATTTAAACCAGCTTTTTTTATGCTTAAAAAAACTAATGGAGCTGAAGATTGGGTTATTTATGACAATAAAAGAGATCCAATTAACAAAGCAGAAAGAATTTTAAGACCAAATGCTAATACCGCAGAAACTGCAAGTTTTTTTGCAGACATACTTTCAAATGGTTTTAAATTAAGAATAGCTAGTGAAGCAAAAGTTAATGGTTCTGGAGATACATACATCTACATGGCATTTGCAGAATCCCCATTAGTTACATCAACAGGAATCCCAACAACAGCGAGGTAATTATGTTACAAAAAGTAAAATTTGCACCAGGATTTAATAAACAAGTAACCTCAACAGGTGGTGAGAGCCAATGGGTTAGTGGTGACAATGTTCGTTTTAGATATGGTTCACCTGAAAAAATAGGCGGTTGGTCTCAACTAGGATCTGTTGATATTACAGGTCGAAACACTGCTATTCATCATTTTGTAAATACATCAGGTATTAAGTATGCAGCATTAGGCACAAACAGAATTTTATATGCTTATTCTGGTGGTATATTTTATGATATACATCCAATCAAATCTACAACAACTTTAACATCAGCTTTTTCTACAACTAATGGTTCTTCAACTGTTACACTAACTTTTTCTTCAGCACACAATATTAATAAATTTGATATTGTATTATTAGATAATTTTTCATCTATTACTAATTCTAATTTTAACTCTAGTAATTTTGACGACAATAAATTTATGGTAACGTCAATACCAACAGATACGACACTTACAATTGATACTGGATCTAATGAGACAGGATCAGGAGCATCTACATCAGGTGGTATTCGTGTCAGACACTACTATCCTGTAGGACCAGCAGTTGAGGTTGCATCGACAGGTTTTGGTCTTGGATCATGGGGCGGGCAACAAGCAGGTCAGTTTACATCAACACTATCATCAGGAATTAATGCAAGTGTAACATCATTGACAATGGCAAGTTCAACTTCATTTCCATCTTCAGGAACGGTTATTATAGGAACAGAATTAATTACATATACATCAAATAGTGGTGGAACTTTATCTGGACTAACAAGAGGTGCTAATGGTACAACAGCAGCAACACATAGTTCTGGTGCAACAGTAACTGATGCATCAAACTTTTTTGCATGGAACGCAGCAGCATCAGGAGATATTGTTACAGCACCAGGTTTATGGTCTTTAGATAATTTAGGTAATAAGTTAATTGCAACAATTAATGGAGGTGAAACATTTGAATGGAATTCAAATCCAACAGATGCAACTGATACAAGAGCAACTATTATAACTGGTGCACCAACAGCTTCTGCATTTAGTCTAGTATCAACACCGGATCGTCACTTGATATTTTTTGGAACAGAAACAACAATTGGAACAAAATCTACACAAGATGAAATGTTTGTAAGATTCTCGTCTCAAGAAGATATAAATACTTATACACCATCAGCTACTAATACTGCAGGTACACAAAGACTTGCAGATGGATCAAAAATTATGGGAGCAATACGTGGTCGTGATGCAATTTATATTTGGACTGATACTGCATTATTTATTATGCGTTTTGTTGGTCCACCATTTACATTCTCATTTCAACAAGTTGGTACTAACTGTGGATTGATTGGACAAAACGCAGCTGTTGAAGTTGATGGTGCTGCTTATTGGATGTCAGAAAACGGTTTCTTTAGATACACTGGTAAACTAGAATCATTACCGTGTTTAGTTGAAGATTTTGTTTTTGACGATATTAATACGACTCCTAAACAACACATCAATGCAGGATTAAATAATTTGTTTGGTGAAATTATGTGGTTCTATCCAAGTTCAAGTTCAGGAACTGTAAATAGAATGGTTGCATACAATTATCTTGACTCAAGTCCCGAGCGACCAGTGTGGACTAGTGGTACATTAGCTAGATCCGCATGGCAAGACTCAGCCGTATTTGGTAAACCTCATGCAACAGAATATGATTCAAGTGGCACAACTTCAACAACAGATGTTAATTATGTTTATGGTAATAGTGATGGCACATCAACTTACTACGAACATGAAACAGGATTAAATCAAGTTAAAGAAGGTCAGACAACTGCAATTACTGCATCAATTGAATCTGGAGATTTTGATATTGGACAACAAGGACTTGATGGTGATGGTGAGTTTATGATGAAAATAAGAAGAGTCATACCAGATTTTTTAGCACAAACAGGAGATGCAAGAATAACATTAAATCTAAGAGATTTTCCAAATGATGCACAGGCAAGTTCTTCTTTAGGTCCATTTACAGTAACATCAGGCACACAAAAAATAGACACACGAGCACGTGCTAGATCAATATCATTAAAAATAGATAACACAAGCACAGGTCAGTTTTGGAAAGTAGGTACTTTTAGAATAGACTATCAACCAGATGGAAGAAGATAATGGCAGGAATATTAGATATAATTAAACCACAAATAAATTATACAAAATCAGGAAAACAAGATATTCCTAACACACCTTTACAAATTGATTCAGAAATAATAGATGTAATTTTAAAATTAGATATACCTTTTAATGATAAAATAACTCTTATAGGAGATTATGAACGTCGTAAAGGTAGAGATCAAATATTTTTAGATGATCAAGAATTATTTGTAGGAGAAGGTGGAGAAAGAATTCGTAACCTTGGATTAGGATATAATCTAGGTGGAGAAGGTTTAAGTGGCTACGGTAAGTACAATGTAGACACGGGAGAAACAGAAGGTGGTATTCAGTTTTTAAAAAAATTTTATATAGGAGGATTAGTATAATGGCAAGAATTGTACAATCATTAACACAACCCGATAGAGAATATGATCAACAAACTCAACAGTCTTTTGTAAGAGATGTAGATAGTATAGTGCAAAAATTAAATACTACCTATCAACAAGATTTAAAAGACGAAGCAGAAGCGGAGGCATATTTCTTTGGCTAATTCATTTGTAAATAAAAAAGTAGACTTAACTTCTACATCAGCTACAACATTGTATACTGTGCCTACAGCAACCACTGCTATCATAAAGTCTATATTAGTATCAGAAGACTCTGGTAATGCAGATACTATAACGGTTACTATTACTGATACATCAGATGCTGTATTTAGTGTGTTTAAGACTAAGTCGATATCAGCAAATGGCACAACAGAATTACTTACAGCACCTTTAGTATTACAGGAAAGTGAAGTATTAAAAGTGACTGCAGCTACGGCTAATCGACTACATGTAATATTATCAGCGCTTGAATCTAAGCCTAGAGAAGTTACAACATAGTCTTGATTTACTTGTTAAAAACAAGTATTAGTATAAATTCAGGTGAAATACCTGCCTTTTTAATATAAACAAAATTTAACATATATGATTACAAGAGCTCAAATGCGAAGACAAATGCGTGCAAAAGGTGGCATTATGAATGTGGCACCTAGAGAAAAGTTTGGTCTTGGTAGTAAACTAAAAGATAGATTTAGAAAATTAATACCTAATGAACTTGCAGACATTGCAGTTAAAGCTGCACCGTTTGTTGCACCATTTAATCCTGCTATTGCAGGCATCATGAGAGGTGTAGGTAGATTTGATCAAAAAGGTAGTATCAGTGATGCACTTAAACAAGGTCTTGGAACTTTTGCAGCAGGAGCAGGTGCAAGATATTTAGGTGGACAAAGAGGAATGTCAAATATTACAGGTGGTGGATTAAGAGGTGGTTTTACTAATCCATTAAGTGCAGAAAATGTACAAAAAGGAAAAGCTTTGTTTCAAAAAGATAAAGTAAATCCTTTTGAAGAAACTGCAAACGCAGGTAAAAAACTTCCTGGCACAACAGAAACAAAAGGTTTAGATGTTGTAAGAGAAACATCAGATAAAGTATTTAGTAAAATACCTGGAGGAGATAAATTACCATCAATGGTAAAACAAAAACTATTAGTAGGCGGTATTACATCAGGTGCTTCTGCATTATATAGTTATTTTGCAGGTGAATTTGAACCACAACAACCTGGTGAAAGTATGGAAGAGTACATGGCTAGAAGAAACACACGTGTTAAACAACAAATGAGAGGTTACATGGATAGTTATTACACACCATTACGTAATCCACAATATGCAGCCATGAGTGATGAAGAAAAAGATAAATATATAGATAGTATAGTTGGTCAGGGTATGGCAACAGGTGGTAGAGTTGGTTTAGCTAATGGAGATTTAGTTGATCCTAGAATGAGAAATTCTTTACAAGAAAACATAAGAAGAAACAATGCAGCAAGAGCTGTAAATCAAATGAGTAGAAGTTTTGATTTTAGTAATTTATCTAAATACGGCATAAACCCTAAAAAATACGATTCTACACCAGGACCTATGAGAGGTATACCTGCTGTAAAAGGTATGAGGGATAGAATTATACAAGACATAATGAACACTCAACAACCCTATTCTTTAACATCTCAAAAACCACCTAAACCAAAAGATTCATTAACAGGAATGCCTGAATCAATGATGTTACCTAATATGGCAGATGGTTCAATGAAAAGTATTGCTGAAATGGACGCTATTAGAGATAGAGTTTTAGCAGCGCAACAAGCACAAGAAGAACAATATTATTTAACTGATCCTATAAGTGGCAAACAATATAAAAGTGAACAAGAAGCAATTGATGATTTAGGTATTGTTGTGTATAATCAAAGATTTGCATCAGGCGGCAGGGTTGGTTTGATGGGTGGCACTATGCCTATGGGTAAGCCTAGAGTTAATCAAGGTGGTGTTACAGAATTAGATTACAGAGCTAAAGGTGGATTTGTACCAGTTGGTATAAAAGAAAAAGCAGATGACGTTCCAGCAATGTTATCAAAAAATGAGTTTGTATTTACAGCAGATGCTGTAAGAGGAGCAGGCAATGGAAGCATTGAAAAAGGAGCACAAAAGATGTATGATACAATGAAAAATTTAGAGAGAAGGGTTACTTAATGGCAATCAACACAGATAAATTAAAAGATGATGCAGCAGGCATTTTAAACCTATTAGGTAAAATTACTCCAGGCGGCATGGCAAAATCACTTGCTGAAAAATTACAAGGCAATCAAGCTGAAATTATGAAAGTTATAAAAAAACTTTTAGAAAAAACTCCTCCAGGCCAAGCAGCTAAAATTGTAAATTTTATTGTAGACAGATACAAGATACCTGAATCAGTTGCAGCAAGAATGGTAGCAAATGAAATGACTGATCTTAACGAAGGTTTTGGTCCACAAGGTCCAGATGGTACTCCTGATGATGGGTACAGAAAAAACATTGGAATAGACTCAGGAGCTGAAGATTATTATGACGTTCCAGATAAAAAAATAACTACAGATTCTAAAAGATTTCCTGACATGAGTGATCCAGATACTAGAAAAAAAATAGAAAATTTAGAAAGTAAACCTATTCCACTACCTGGACCCATAGATACGGGTGAAAGAAGATCTAGTGCCATTCCACTACCTGGACCTATAGGAGATGGAGATGGCAGAACTCTAGAAGAAAGATATCCTGGTGCGAGATACATGCAGGATGTTATGCCTATGTTTGAAAATGAATATCCTTATGACAAAGATATGATGATAGAAGGTCCGTATGATAGTTTAAGTATTCCAATGCCTATGTTGAAACAAGGCGGCAGAGTGGGTCTTGCAAATGGTACAATGATGGCTTCAGCGCCAGATGCAATGGATGAAAGAAACCAGGTCATGGAAGCAATAGCCATGAAACAATTTGGTAAACCTTTAAACGAATTAAGTGAAGATGAAATCATTCAAATAGAAATGATGATAGATGAAATGGTTAAAAGAAAAGACCAACCAAGAGAAATGGCACAAGCAGGAGGCAGAGTAGGTTTTCAAACAGGTGGAACTTATGAAGAAGTAAGAAGTTTACCACCAGAATTTGTAGAAGCAGCACAAAGAACATATTTAACAGATCTTGCAACACAAGCAGGTTTACCTTCAGTTACAACTGCAAACATGAAACAACCTGGTGAAACAGATGCACAGTTTGCACAAAGACAAGCACAGGCACAACAATTCGGTATTACAAAAGCAGGTATGGCTGATCTTGCACCGCAAGTTGCAGCACAAGATGCAGCACAAACTCAAGCTTATAACTTAGGTCAAACAGGGCTAGGTTCTTTTCAACCTTTCTTAACAAAAGCAGGAACAGCTGCAGACGCAAGCACAGCATTAACTGGAACTGGCGCAGGTACAGGTACAGGATCAATTCAATCTTACATGTCACCTTATCAACAACAAGTTATCGATACAACGATGCAAGATTTTGATAAACAAGCACAGATCAGAGCCAATCAAACCGCAGCAGCTACACTTGGTGTACCAGGTGCTTTTGGCGGTGGACGTGAAGGTGTACAAAGAGCCGAGTATCAAGCGGCAAGCGACCAGAACAGAGCACAGACATTAGCAAACTTAAGACAATCAGGTTTTCAAAATGCAGCAGCAAGAAGACAACAAGATTTAGCAAACCAAATGGGTATTGCAAACCTACAAGGTGGACTAGGTGCAAGAGCACAAGACTTTAGCAGAGCACAGATATCTGGTTTAGGCACACTAGGTGCAGCGCAACAAGCACAAAACCAAGCTGTACTTGATGCACAAAGACAAGCAGCACAGATGGCAATCGATGAACCAAGACAAGCACTATCTAGATTTGGTCAAGGTATTGCAGGTATTACACCAGGTGCAGGAACAATAAGATTATCTGATGCTCCAGCAGCAGCGCAATCAAGTCCCTTGATGCAAGCTCTAGGTATTGGTTTGGCAGGAGCGGACATATACGGGAGAATATTCTAGTGTCTAGAGCTTTAAAGAGACCTATGTTTAGAAGAGGTGGCCAGGTTAATGATGGTATCATGACTGGTATTGTAGATAGAGAACAGAAAAAAGTTGGTGACATAGCAGGTAGAGCAAGAGAACTGACACCTGAACTTGCTTCATTGTTAGAAGAATTTACACCGCAAACAAGATTACCCATAGGTCAGTTTGGTTTAAACTTAGCATCAGGTAAATTTGCAGGCGATGGTGCACTACAGAATATAGTTGGTTCTGCAAAAGGTCCTTATGAACAATTTGTAAAAGCTGATGATGCAAGAGAAAGAGCAATTAAAAGTGGCGCTGTTAAACTAGGTATTAGTCAAGCTATGACAGAAGCAAAACCTGATAAAACTAGTGTATTGGCAGCAGAAAAAAAAGCTAGATTTTTATTACCACCTAACGCTACCGCAGAACAAATAAGAGCAAAAACTGCTGAGATTATTCAATCAGAAATGAGAGGAAAAACTTATGGAGCAGAAGCTAATTTAGAAAGAGCAGTAACTAGTTATAGAAGTATATATGGCGAAGGTAGTAAAGCATTTAATCATGCTGCATTTGATATTAAAGTTGCACCAGCGTTAAGAGCGGCAGGAAAAAACCCAAGATCAAACATTAAATTTAAAGACGGTAAATATAAAACAAAAGGTAAAACACCTGGAGTTTATATTGATGTAGAAAATGGTAAAGTAATTGAATTTGATGGCAACGTAGCAGTAGAATTACCAGAATATTCGGCATTACTTAGATAGGAGGACAAATGGCTGAGATTATAGATCCAGAAGGCTTTACCTCCCTACGAGACGAAGAAATCAATAGTGAAAGAAGTGCAATTACCTCTGCTTTAGCAGGAGTTGCATCTGGTGTTATAAAAGTACCTGAAGGTGTTATATCTCTTGGTGCAGAATTAATTGATTTAGGTTTTGATACAGATCTTGCAGCAGATGTTGAACAAATGTTTGATAAAATAAATATATTTGAAGACATTGCAGATGATACAGCAATAGGTAGACTTACAGAAGGTTTAGTTCAAATAGGTGTACCAGGTGGTATAGGTTTTAAACTAGCTAGTAAAGCAATTAAAGCTAAAAAAGCTGGTAACTACATGAACATAAAAGGTACTAACCTACAGAAAGCTGCAAAGAAAGCAGATGATTTTAATAAAACTATTGGTAAAAAAAGATTTGCAGCAGGGGTTGCAGGTGGGGCAGCAGGTGAAGCATTTGTTGCTGATGTAGAAGAACTTGGAACTTTTGGTGATGTGTTTGAAGCTGGGCCAACAGACTTAGAAGAAGTAACCGATGAAGGTGGTAGAGAAGATGCATTTAAAAAATTAATGAACAGAACAAAGTTTGGTGCAGAGTCTTTATTAATAACACCGATTGTATATGGTGTAGGTAAAGGTATTAAAGCTGCAGCTTTACGTGGTAAAAACATAGAGTTTAGTAATTCTAAATTAGATAAATTTTTTAATAAAACATTTTCTGCATTAAGAGCTAGAGGTGCAAAACCACAATCAATCTTTGAAGCTAAGATGGCAGAAAAAGGTGCTACTATGGCTGATACCAACAGAGCTATGGAGTTAGTTAAGACAATAGATTCTGAAGTAGACAGCATGTTTCCAATGGTAAAATCTGTATTAGACAAATCATCAGACAAAAGAAAAGCTGACATATACAAAGAACTAAATGATATTTTATTTGAAGGTGAATTAAGTAAAGCTATTCCAAGCAGTGCAGCAGCTAGAACACACAAGTTTTTAAAAGACAATGGTGCAACAGACGAATCTATAGAAAATATATTTGAAGCAATAGGTGGTGCAAGAGAAAAATTTGTAGATTTAATTAACGCATCATCAAACGCACCTAAAGATGTACAAACTTTAAAAACATTAATGGGTAAAAGAGTAAAAGATTATCTTGGTAGCACTTATAGAATATTTGAAGATAAATCTGTGTTGCCTTTTTTAGCTTACACACCAACAGAAGAAGCAATCAAAGGCACAAAAGAATATTTTAAAAGATATGCAAAAGAAAATGGTAAAAACCTAACAGATTTTCAAGCACAAAGTATGGTTGACGCTGTAATTAAATCTGCAAAAAATCAAAAAGCACCTCCAGGTTTACCTATAAAATTTACACAAGGAACTTTAGCAGAAGAGGGACCACAGATAGATAAGTTTTTTAAAAGAGTAGTAACAGATGATATTAAACCAGAACGTTTGTTAGCTGAAACACCTGGTAAAGATAGAGCAGTTATAAAAAAATTGTTTGGTGAAATAGAAGATCCTAGATTTTCTATCTACAATAGTATGACAAAGTTATCTAACATTGCTAGAAAAAATGAGTTGTTTGAAAATATTGCAAAACAAGATGATGCAATTAAAAAAGCAGCTACTGCAACTACACCGGGCGGATCAAGAGGTTTCTTTTTTGATGATGCATTAGAAGCGGCAGAAGCATTACCTAATCAAGAAATAGTAGAATTAGATAGATACATGACACCATATTTTAAGGATGAGTTTACTATTAATCCATTAGCAGGTAAGTTTACCACTAAAGCTATTGCTGAAGGATTAGGAGATAGCACTAAAACTTTAAAATTTTTATTTGAACCCAGAGAAGGTGCAACTGGTATTGAAAAAGGATTAACATGGGGATATAGAAATTTAGTATTGTTTCCAAAAGCAGCATCACAAGTTGCAAAAACAATCTTATCACCGCAAACACACTTTAGAAATTTATTTTCTGCTACCGCTTTTTCTGCTGGTAATGGTATTTTATTTGAAAACCCTGCATTAGTTGGTAGAGCATTTAGAGATGCATTTGGTAAATTACAAGTAGGAAAAAGATCAGCAGAAGCAAATGAAGCATACAGAGAATTACTAGAACTTGGAGTGGTAAACTCACAAGTACAATTAGGAGATATAAAAAATCTTTTAACAGATACTCGTATGGGTGAAAATTTAAATATTGGAAAACCATTAGAATCTATGATGAAAAAACTTACATCAGGAACTGGTAGAAAATTAAAATCAGGTATGAAATTTGCAGAAGATTTATATACAGCAGAAGATGATTTATTTAAGATAGCAAACTATGCTGTTGAAATGCAAAGGCTTAGAGGTGCATATACTAAAGCAGGTATAAAATTTACTGAAAGACAATTAAAAGAAGAAGCAGCTGACATTGTAAGAAACACTGTACCAAACTATGCATATGTATCAGATACTGTAAGAGCTTTAAGACGTTTACCACTTGGAACTTTTATGTCGTTTCCATCTGAAATGTTAAGAACAACAACTAACATTGCAAAAAGATCTATTAAAGAAATTAAGGATCCTGCATTACGATCTATTGGTTTAAAAAGATTAGCAGGTATGACAACTGTATTAGGTATTGCACCTATTGGAATACAAAAAGGATTTCAAGGTTTATACAATGTAACTAATGAAGAGTTGCGTGCATTAAAACAATTTCTACCTGAGTGGTCTAAAAATTCTACTATTCTACCAATTAGAGATGAAGAAACAGGTGATTTAAAATATGTAGATTTTAGTCATGGTAATGCATACGACACAGTAACAAGACCTTTTCAAACTTTACTTAATAATATTCAACAAGGAATAGAAGACGAAGATGTATTAATGAAAGGTGTTATGAAAGGTATGGCAGAAGCAGCTGGTGAACTTGCATCACCATTTATATCAGAAGCAATTTACACTGAAGCAGCATTAGATTTAATTGCAAGAGAAGGTAAAACTAGAGAAGGTAGACAAATTTATACTCAAGCGCAAATGGAAAATGAACCGGGAACTGCAATCAAAAACATGATTGAACATTTAGCAAAATCAATGTTACCTTTTTCTTACCCACAACTTACAAGATTATATCAAGCAGCAGCTGATAAACCATCAGATCGTGGAGAGTTTTTTGAATTACCGGATGAGTTGACAGGATTTTTAGGGTATAGACAAGTTAAGATAGATCCTGTTAGATCTATGGGTTTTAAAATTTCTGATTATCAAAGAGGTAACAGGGAAGCAAGAGCATTATTTACTGGAGGATCTGAGTCACTATTAAAAGGTGGACCTAAAACAGGAAGAGATGTTATTGAAAGATTTATTGTGGCTAACAGAGCTAAATTTAATAATGATAAACAAATGCGTGCAAACATTCAAGCTGCAGATATTTTGGGTACAGACATGGACGCTATTAGAACTGAGTTTAGAGAAAGACAACTAATTAATTTATATAATAGATTGGATAATGATATATACACACCATTTTTTCCATCAGAAAATATACAAAGAGAATTTAGACAAATTGAAGACCGTATTGGTGTAGATAATCCATTTGAAGAGGTAAGAGATGTGTTAATTGAAATACAAGATGAGTTAAGAGATTTATCTTTTGATGATGAATTTGATATTAATATAGAAGAATACCTACCATCTTACGATAATATGACACAATCTACATTGCCTACAACACCAACTGTGGATCCAACAATGATACAGCCAGTGCAACAGGCATCGTTAACACAGACAGGGTTAACACCTTCAGAACAGGCATTGCTAAGTCCTGAAGAACAGGCTATAAGGTTAAGACAAAGGGGAATGGCGTAATGTCTAGTGAAGATTTTAAATCATTAATAGTAACCGATCCAGATTTAGTTGATGAAGGTATTGATGTATCTAATTTAAGAACAACTACAGATACTAGTCCCTTCCTACTAGGTAATATTCCAGACTATTCTGGTATACAGTATGACTATCTAGGTCCTACTAAATATTCAGATCTCATGAGGCTTTATATGCAAGGTTTACCAATGTTTGATACACCTCAAGCTGCAACACCACCATCAGGCGGAGGATCAGGCGACGCGGGTCAAGCGACTTTACCAGTTTTTGATGACCCAACTCCAGAACCTATTGCAGGCTTTGATCCAGGTGTAACTCCAGGGCCTTCTGGATTTATAGGTTTAGATCCAGACATGGATATAGACATTAAAGACTATGATGATGCTCAAACTTATGAACCACCAACACCACCTTCATCTGATCCTTTTTTAGCATCAGGAGCAGCAGGTGGAGCTAGACTTCCTACTGATACGGGTATAATGGTGGAAGATTTAACACAACCTAGTAATGTTGGAGACTTTCAAATTACAGGAGCATCGCCACTAACAAATCAAACAGGAATTATTGATAATGCGGTTGATCCACAAGCAGTTAAAACAATTTTAGGTCCAGATGGCATTACTTATAATGCTGTAACAGGCCAACCTATATATGAAGATCTTGATGCACAAGCAGCAGCAACTGATGTAGTAACACAAGAAGATATAGCAGATAACACAAGTTTATTACAAAAATTAGGTCTTCCTGCAGACTTTGATATTAAAAGAGCAGCTATAGAAGCTGGTATAAATTTAGCAGTTGGAGTTCCAATAACTTTAATTGGAAAAGCATTAGGAGCAATATTACCAGACAGAGATCCAAGACAAACTGCATTAGATGAAATGTACGATGTTAAAGATGGCACAATACAAAGTGGTTTGATGAAAGGATACAATCCTGTATCTGGTAATCCTTTAGATCCAAATTACGGATTACAAGATGCTTATCAAAAAAGAATTGATACAATAAACAAAACTTTAGGTGGAATGACTTTAGAACAATATCAAAACACAGACTTAGTTCAAAGAAAAAAAGATTTAGAAGAAGCAATGGCAAAAGAAAAAACTATGCTAGATCAATTACAGTATGGAGATCCAGAAAAAATAGCTGCTGGCATACAAACAGCTGATGATGATTCAGGCAGCGAGATGCTAGACACAACTCCAAAAGATGATATATTTGGATTTAAAGATCTTGATGATCAAGTAGTATATTCAGATTATCAAGACATAGGTGAAACTTCAGATAGTTATAATTATCCAGATAGAAAACAACTAGTAGACTCAGGAACTATAACACCATTAGAAGATGATTTTGAATTTGATGATATGAATTACGAACCACCAGCACCACCTAGCCCACCAACAGGCACAGACAGACCAGGTGGAGATGACAGAGACGATAGCCCTGCACCAAGTGCACCTTCTGCACCTACAGGCACCAACAGACCTGGTGGAGATAGCAGAGATGATAGTCCTTCATCTAGCCCAGCTACAGGTGGTGGAGCTAACATGGGAACTGTATCAACAAAAGGACCACCAAGTCAAAGTAGTGTATCAACACCTACAGGAATATCTTCTGCTTACTCAAGTTATCAAAATGCTCCAACATCCGTTGGTGGCGGAGGAGGCGGCGGCGGTGGCGGGGCGGAGGAGGCGGCGGCGGTGGCGGCGGCGGTGGCGGCAAGATCGTCTGCACTATGATGAACGACTCTTACGGTTTTGGATCTTTTAGAAATAAAATTTGGTTAAAACATTCAAAAGGTTTGGCACCTGAATATCAAAAAGGATATCATAAAATATTCTTACCACTTGTAAAACTATCTAAAACAAATAAAATAGTTAAAAAAATATTAGAACATATTGCAGTGCATAGAACTATAGACATTAGACAGGAGTCAAGAGGCAAGGTGCATTTATTAGGTAGAGTATATAGAAAAATATTAGAACCTATTTGTTACATAGTAGGTAAGTATGCCAAATAAAGAAAGCGCATTACAGAAAATAGAATCACATGAAAAACTGTGTCGTATCATGCAGAAACAAACCTACGATAGAATGAACCAACTACAAAACCATATAACTAGAATTGAAAGAATACTTTTAGTTTCTATGGGTGCTATTATGACAGGTATGGGTGGTGTGATTGTAGTCTTATTACAAAAATTGTAGCGCTCACACGTAAGTCCTATTTTTTCCTATATCCAAGCTTTTAATTCTTCTCCCATAACTTGACTTGCAATATTAACTTTCTTACGTAAAGCTTTTACAATTCTTTCATCAACTGTATCTTCACACATAATATCTATATATGTCATAGGTTTAGTTTGGCCAATACGATCAATACGTGCTTCTGACTGTTGTCTTTTCTCAAGATCATAACCATTAGAATAGTATATCATATTAGAAGCTGCAGTAAGTGTAATACCATATCCACCAGTTTGAGGTGTACCTACAAAAAACCTACATTTTTCATCATCTTGAAAACGTTTTATGTTTTGTTGTCTTTCATCTTGTGGTGTCAAACCATAGTAATCTACATAACAGCCAGGACCAAACTCATCTACAAGTGCATCTATAATATGTTTTACATCACTTTGCCAATGAGCCCAAATAACCGCTTTACCTTCTATTTCACATAGCACATCGACTAACTCATTTAGTCTATTGCTTTTTAGTTGTTGAACAGTGCCATCATCTGCTTTGAAATGGCCACAAGTTATTTGTTGCAATCTCATCAACTGTGTCAATGCATTTGCAGTGGTAATCATCTTGCCATTTAATATTGCAAGTGCTTCTTTTTTCATCTGTGTGTATACTTTATTTTGATCCGGTGTAAGTTGTACAATACGTTTCATAAAAGTTTTTTTTGGTAGATCTAAACAATCATCTTTTAATACACGATAAGAAAACGGTTTTAGTTTTTCTGATAATTCAGCAAGGTTACGATAACCAACTACAATCTGTACCGATCGTCCACCAAAATTTGCTGTCTTCATAATAGCGTATCTAGTTCTAAACGAGTAATAAGAATTATGATCCAAGAGCCAGGGGTCAAGGAACTCGCATTGTTTGTATAAGTCTAATGGTGATTTAGTTACCGGTGATCCTGTAAGTATTCTTTTATACTTTGCATTTACACCAAGTGACACAATATTTTTTGTACGTTTAGCTTCTGGATTTTTTATTGTAGTAGACTCATCTATTGCCATCATCGTGTTGTGTGAGTTTATAAATTTAGCTGCAAAATCAACACCTTTAGTTGTAGATAAAGCTTCAACATTCATACATAAAATATGTAGATCAGTTCCTGTTTTAAATAATGTATTTAGTGTTTCTTGTTGTTGTTTTGTAATATTTGCTTGCCACAATACGGACACTTTTTCTATATGATCTGGTAAGTGTGTAGGTATTTCAGAACTATACCAGTTTTTATATACACCTTTTGGTGCAATAATTAATACACCATTGATTTTACCTTTGTCATAAAGCATTGCAACATTGTCTATCAACACTTTAGATTTACCTGTACCCATTTCCATAAAATACGCAAAAGCTTTTTTCTCCCAAGACATTTCTAATGCTTTGAGTTGATGTGCGTATGGCTTAGTTTTAAATTTGTAATTCATAATTTATTTTCTTCTTTCTAGTTGACAAGATATCAAATATAAAATAGAAGTCAAGCCATGAAAGAAAATATAGTTTACGTGATACAGGAAATACCAGGTACAAAAACAGGTAACCCAAAAATAAATATTATCGGTGCAGGTAAATACGGTAAGTTTAAATTTTTACTTCCTGAATTATCACAAATTATTTTTTCTCCTGGTCCACTAATTTTTAAATTAAGAAATCTATTAAAAGATTTTACACCAGAAGATTATTTATTATTAACAGGTGATCCTGCAATTATTGGAGTTACATGTTCTATAGTTTCTGATATGACTAATGGTAAATACAATTTATTAAAGTGGGACAAACAAGAAAGACAATACTACCCAATAGAAATAAATTTATATGAAAGAGGAAATACAGATGAGTAACTTAGAAAAAATGTTTATTGAGGATGCACCTCAACAAGTAAATGAATTAAATAATGTAGAGTCATTATCTAGCCATGTTTTAGAATTACAAAAGCTAGAAGATGAAATTAAAATTGAAGAAGAAAGATTATCTAGAAAAAAACAACAAGCGGATAAACTTTCACAACAAGTGATACCAGAAATTATGGACTCTATGAAACTAAAAACTATGAAATTAAAAGATGGTTCTGCAATAGAGGTAAAAGAAATTTATAGCGCAACAATTCCTGTAGATAAAAAGGAAGGCGCATTTAACTGGCTTCGAAATAACGACTTGGGTGATTTGATTAAGAATGAAATCACTGTTTCCTTTGGTCGAAACGAAGATAACAAGGCGAGCGAATATGCAAACCTTGCCGAGAGCAATGGGTACCAACCGGTTCAAAAGCTTAAAGTGGAACCCATGACTCTCAAAGCACTATTCAGAGAGCGAGTCGAAAAAGATTTAGACTTACCTTCTGAACATTTTAATCTGTTTAAGGGAAACAAAACAAAAATAACAAGGAACAAATAATATGAATGAAGAAACAAGAGACGTAGCAAAACAAGAAAGCGGATCATTAGCAACTTTGGACTTCGTATCAGACTCAGGAATGGGTTTAGAGAACGTAGACAAACAAGATCTAGCTTTACCTTTTCTGAAACTGTTACAATCAGGATCAGATGAGACTAAAAAGAAACATGCAAAGTATGTAGAAGGCGCTGAAGCTGGTATGTTCTACAATACAGTTACAAAGAAACTGTATAATGGAGAAAAAGGAATAGAAGTTATTCCTGTATTCTACAAGATGACATATCCAGAGTGGGCACCTTTTGAAAAAAGAGAAGGTAGACCTATACATAATGACAGAGGACCTGGAATTATGTCGAAGGTAACTCAAAATGATAGAAACAAAGATATGTTAGATAATGGAAATGAAATTATCAAAACAGCAAATCACTTTGTAATTATTAATGGTGAGAGACCGGAGAAAGCTTTGATGACTATGAAGTCAACACAGCTTAAGGTAAGTAGACAATGGAATTCTTTAATGGAGAATGAATTTGAAAACGATCCTAACACAGGAAAATCTTTACAAGCACCTACATTTTCTAGAATTTATAAATTAAATTCTGTTGAAAACTCAGGTAGTTTTACTTGGCATGGTTACAATGTGTCTATGGTAAGAAAAGTAGACAATGCCGGCCTATATCAAATGGCTAGAGATTTTTATAACTCTTTGAAAAACAGTCAGCAAAAAGCTGCAGCTGTAACACAAGAGGAATCTAACTACTAATTCTACTCTTATGGAGCAGATAGGAGCGGCAAAGCGAGAGTGGAGCCGCTCCGACCCGGGATCTTTATGGTTGAAAAATTTATAGAATTATTTACTGGATACCAAGGCGACTTTGGTATTGCCGATATGTCTTCGGCACAATTAGACACTGACAAAAACAAACTCAAACCAAACTATGAGTGGGCTGGTAGACCAATTACACAAGGTGATTATAAAGATCACATTGAAGGTAAAATATCTATTGGTATACAACCATGTAGATTAGATAAAACAGTTCAGTTTGGTTGTATTGACATAGACTCAAAAGATTATTCAAGTTTTAAAGTTGAAAATTATCTAGCATTGTTTCAACAATTTAAATTACCACTAATACCATTGTTATCTAAGAGTGGAGGATTGCATTGTTATTTGTTTTTAAAAGAACCCATACCAGCTGTCGATCTAATCTCGGCATTGAAGTCTTTTCTTCTGCCACTTGGATTAGATCCTGACACAGAGGTTTTTCCAAAACAGAAAGAATTAAAGGAAGATGACAAAGGCGAAATAAAACCAGGTAACTTTATAAACTTACCTTACTACAATAATGGTAGCACAAAAAGATATGCAGTTGATAAAGATAATAACAAATTAGATTTAGAAAAATTTATAGAAGTTGCTAATCAAAGCAAGATTGGTAAACAAGAACTAGAAAAACTAGTAGATGAAACATACAGAAATATATTAATAGGTACAGATCCAGAGTTTGAAGATGGTCCACCATGTTTAGCATTGTGTTCAAAACGAAAACTAGATGATGGCAGAGATAGGTTTATGTATAACTACATGGTCTTTGCTAAAAAGAAATACAAAGACAAATGGCCAGATCAAGTTGCAAAAGCAAACTATAGTTATCTAGAAGACCCATGGGATAAAACAAAACTAGATTCTAAAATAACTGCATGGAAAAAAGATACTGCAGGTCATACTTGTTATGAAGATCCAATACAAAGTAAATGCATGCGTACACTTTGTTTCTCAAGACCGTTTGGTGTTAAGTCAGATAGTATTACAATGTTTCCTGACATCACAGATTTTGAAATTATAATGTATGCAGAACCAGAATATAGATTCAATGTTGTACTACCCGATGGAACTAAAGAAGGTGTTGTTGCAAACCACAGAAGATTAATTACAAAACAAACTGAGTTGTTAGATTTAATATGGGAACAGACAGGTATCTACCATGAACCATTAAAACCAAAAGATTTTAGAGCAAAACTAACAGAACTTAGAAAAGGTTCTACTAAGATATCACCTCCAGCAGGTACACAAATAGAAGATAGATTGAATGAAGAACTATATCAATATTGTGTCAATGGTCCACGTGCAAAAAACAGAATACAAATCAACAGTGGTTCTTGTTTGACAGAAGAAGGTTTTCATTTATTTAGATTTAATTCTTTTATAGATCACCTAGGATCTAGTTGGAAAATACCAGAGGAAAGAATAGCACAGAAACTAAAAGATAAATGTCAAGTTGAGTTTAATCATTCATTAAATGTAGATGGTAAAACAATTAAAGTATGTAGACTAAAACAATTACATATAGATAAGATAGAATATAAACCAGTTGAAAGAAAAGAGAGTAACTACTAATGAGATATAAGGTAGTAGGTCCACCAGGCACAGGTAAGACAAGAAGATTGTTAAATGAAGTACAGAAGTATGTGGACAAAGGCACACCGCTAAATCGTATAGGTTACTTTGCTTTTACTCGTAAAGCTGCGGGTGAAGCAAGAGATAGGTTTTTAAAAATAAAAACAGAACTTACCAAGAAAGATATAAAATACTTTCAAACGTTACACTCACTAGCATTTAATAGACTAGGTCTTAGAGAAGAAAACGTTATGCAAGATCTTAACTACAAAGCAATCGGTGATAGCTGTGGCATACAAATTAAATACGCGTCATATGAAACCAATAATTGGAATGGTATATTTTCATCTGACAGTGAGTATCTAGGGTTAATTAATTTAGCAAGAGTAAAACAAATATCTGTATTAGATCAGTTGGATTTAAACGAACACCTATCTAAAATTGAAAGAGACAAACTAGATGCAATAGAAAAAGAAATTAACAACTATAAAAAAGTACATGGTCTTATAGATTTTACAGACATGATACAAAAATTTTTAGATACAAAAGATGTACCAGAGTTTGATGTTATATTTGTAGATGAAGCACAAGATCTTTCCCTAATACAATGGTCTATGATAAATAAAATAGAACAAGATACAAAGTGTGATGTGTGGGTAGCAGGTGATGATGACCAAGCTATATTTGGTTGGGCCGGTGCAGATGTAGATTCTTTTATTGACTATGATGCAACAGAAATACCACTTACAAAATCAGAAAGAGTGCCGAGTAGTATACAGAAAATTGCATTAGATGTCATTGATAGAATACAAGATAATAGAATTGACAAAGAGTATTTTCCAAAGTCTGAATTTGGTGAAATTTACGAAAGATATAAACTATCAGATATAGATATGTCTACAAGTGATTGGTTAATACTTACAAGAACTAAATCATTATTAAAACCAATACCAACTTATTTAAAAAAGAAAGGTTTATTTTTTAATACAACACAAGGAAATAGTATTGGTAAAAGTTTGTATGAGGATATACAATACTGGTCTCAATTACAAAAAAAGATCACTCTTCCTGATATACAATTACAAAGAATTAAAGAAAGAATAAAAGGACCAATGAATCTATCATTAAAATGGTATGATGCATTTAACAATGTATCTGACAGTCAGATAACTTACATGAAGTTATTGTTACTTAACAATGAAGATCCAACTAAAGAAGCAAGAATAAAAGTATCAACGATACATGGTGCAAAAGGTGGTGAAGCGACTAACGTTGTTTTGTTTTTAAACCACACAGCAAATACACTTAAAGGAGCAAAAAAATCTATACAAAAACAAGATGAAGAATATCGTGTTTGGTATGTAGGTATCACAAGAACTATGAAAAATTTATACTTAATAAAATGTCCAAACAAATCTAAGGAGTTTAAAATATGAGCGACGATCCATACTTAAAACAAGTTTCAGGTACACATTATATGTACATGAAAATACAGCCAGCAGAATTTATAAACAAGAATAAATTGCTTTTTGCAGAGGGGAATGCTATAAAATACATATGCAGACACTCTCACAAAGGCGGAGTAGAAGACATAGATAAAGCTATACATTATTTAGAAATGATAAAGGAAAGAGACTACAATGCCGAGTAAATCTATAATTAAAAAAACTATTAAAGTTGAAGACAAGTATATGTTTGATTTAGAAATATATCCTAGATTAGTTTCATGGGAGATATATCCTAAAGATCACCACGCTGCTTTGTATGCTTTTAGTAATAAAGATAAACTAAATAAAATAATAGAAGAAGAACATATTTATGAACCTAAAAAATAATATGATATTTAAAGCACAGACAGAATGGGTTAAACCTACTGAGTTTCCGGATTTAAGATTTTGTGATGAGATTGCAATTGATTTAGAAACACATGATCCAGAATTAAAAACTATGGGCTCAGGTTCTGTAGTTGGTAAAGGTAAAGTTGTTGGCATTGCAATTGCAACAGATGGCTATGCAGGGTACTTTCCATTCGATCACGAGGGTGGTGGTAACCTAGAAAAAAGTAAAGTAATTCAATGGTTTACAGATATTTGTGCATCTAACTCTACTAAAATATTTCACAATGCAATGTATGATATCTCATGGATTAAAGCTATGGGTATAAAAGTTAATGGAAGAATTGTTGACACCATGATTGCAGCATCACTTGTTAATGAGAATAGATTTAGATTTGATCTTGGATCATTAGGTTGGGATTATTGTGGTCAAGGTAAGAGTGAGGCAGAACTAAACAATGCAGCAAAAGAATGGGGACTAGATCCTAAAGCTGACATGTGGAAGATGCCTGCAATGTATGTAGGTAACTATGCTGAACGTGATGCAGAATTAACTTTAGCACTTTGGAAAGTAAAGCAGATATGTGGAAGATGCCAGCAATGTATGTTGGTAACTATGCTGAACGTGATGCAGAGTTAACTTTAGCTTTGTGGAAAGTTATGCAGAAAGAAATTATAGATCAAGACTTACAATCTATTTTTGATTTGGAAACGGATCTTTTTCCTTGCCTGGTCGATATGCGATTTCTTGGCGTGAGAGTGGACGTTCAAAAAGCTCATACACTGAAGCAACAGCTAGCGAAACAAGAAGAAACATTACTCCAAAAAGTAGAAAAAGAAACAGGAGTACAAACTCAAATATGGGCAGCGCGGTCGATAGCCAAAGTCTTTGATAAATTAAACCTGGAATACGAACGGACAGCAAAAACACAAGCGCCTTCATTTACTAAAAACTTTCTTTCTACTCATAATCATCCTTTAGTACAATGTATAGCAAAAGCAAGAGAGATTAACAAGGCACATACAACATTTATAGATACAATTATTAAACACGAACATAATGGTAGGATTCATGCAGATATAAATCAGATTAGATCAGATACTGGTGGGACAGTAACTGGTAGATTTTCATATTCGAATCCAAACCTACAACAAATTCCTGCACGCAACAAAGATTTAGGACCGATGATTAGATCCCTCTTTATTCCTGAGTCTGGTTGCGAGTGGGGATGCTTTGACTACAGTCAACAAGAACCAAGACTAGTAGT